GTTGAGATATTTTATAAAATCCCCGGCAGCTGCAATTACAAAATCCATAGAGTACCGCATAACATTCGATACGGTTAACATCACCAAGGATTTGACCTATACGATAAAATCCGCGCCGGCAGCAATTCAAAAAGGTTTGGTTTATGATATTCTCTCTGCGACCCCGGTGCTTATTCAAAAAGATATCGTTTACGCAGTCAAAGCCCCGGCGAGTATAACAAAGGGCCTGGTATATACAGTCAAGTCGGCTCCGGCTGCCATTACGAAAGGTTTGGCGTATGCGATAAAAATTACCCCGAGCGCGATCACGAAAAGCTTGGCATATTCTATCGGTGGAAAAACGACAATTCAAAAAGGATTGATTTATGCGGTTGAAACTACGCCCACCGCAATCACAAAGAGCTTATCTTATCGGGTTCTTTTCCAGACCGAGAATATTCAAAAAGGATTGGCTTATGATGTGAAAGCGCCTGTCGGGATTACCAAAGGGTTGGTTTATGGCATTAAAACAATACCGGCGGCCATAACCAAGGCTGCACAATACGCCGTATTAACGCAAAAAGGGGCCACCTTGGGCTTGCAGTACGAGATAAAGACAATCGGCGCTATAACGAAACAAGCGGCCTATACAATCAAGACAGCGCCATCTGTCACCAAAGGATTGCAGTATGTTGTCGCGAGCCAGGTCAGCCTAACAAAATCGCTGAAATA